GTAATACCAGTTCCAGTTACAACCAGACCACTACCAATACCAACATATCCCGTCAGTGTGGATACTCCAGTTACCTCAAGGAACTGTGTAGTAGTGACACCAGTAACACCAAGTGTTTGTACAGTTGTAACACCAGTAAGATTTGCGTTAAAAATATCAGCATTGTTGATTGTGGCACCAGCACCAATATCAACAGGACCAAGGAATGTTGCAACTCCTGTTACAACTAGACTACCAATACCAGCATTACCGGTGACATTCAGTTGGGCAACTGTTCCTACTCCAGTTACTTCAAAGAACTGTGCTGTTGCAACTCCAGTAACTCCAAGGTTGGCAATTGTACCAACACCAGTAATATTCAGATTTCTACCATTGACCTCATCATATACAACGTCTCCCTTGATGTTTAGGTTACCATCAACGTAAAGGTCACCGCCAGTTGTTGTAATACCACCATTAGCCGCAAGGGTTGTAATACCACTTACATACAAACTATCGGTTATGGTGGTGAAACCAAGAGTTGATGTACCAGTTACATTGAGTTCTGATGTGGTGACGATACCCGAGAAGATTGCATTACCATCAGTTGTGATTGTAACACCAATACCAGTAGTAGTACCACCACCAGAGGTTGGATATACAATGGTGGCAGAAGACTGTGGTACATTTCTACCGTCTCCAGTCTCACTACTTGCGGTTACTGTCTCAACAGCAGTTACGAAACCAAGTGTGTCACCATCTGAAACATTTCCTTCAGTGAAGTTCTCACCGATGTCAAGAAGGACAACCCATGCATTATCTACTTCACTGAAGATTAAAATTCTACCGTCTGCCTGAGGACCAGAGGAAGCAACATAGTAGTAGTAACTACCATTAGCATTAAACTGAGCATTACCACTTGCTACTGTTCCAGTATCAAGAGTGAAACCAGTTGCTTGTCTAGTGTAAGTTACGTTAAAGGATACTGATGACTGACCACTCAGTGTGACAGAAGTAAAATCAGTGGAACCGGGAGTGGATGTATTACCACCAACCAACAATGTACCAGTTGTGGTAACACCAACTACTTGTAGAGATTGAGTTGTGGTTACACCAGTAACACCAAGTGTGGCAACTGTGGCTACACCAGATACATTGAGTGATTGTGTATCAGTAACACCATTGACATCCAGTGTACCACTTACAGTGGTCATACCAGACAGTTGAGTTTGATTGGTTACTGTAAGGTTATTGGGGATGGTTACATTAGTATCCAGTCCAACATTGACAGTTTGACCAGATGCTGTGATATAAACCTGATTGGTATCACCACGAAGGTCAAGTGTCTGAGTGTCAAGGTCAATTTCAAATGTACCAGTATCAGCTGTACCATCAAGGTCTTGTGCTGTTACTTGGTCATCAACATACTTCTTGATTGATTGTTGTGTAGCCAGAGCATCAACTCTGTCTGACACCATGTCATCCTCATCAAGGATGGCAGTAACACCAACACCAGGACCAGTTGATAAGGTCAGGTTAGGAATGGTAGCAGCAGTACCAACATTCAGAAGAGTGGTAGTAGTAACACCAGTGACTTCTAAAAGTTTAGCAGTGGTGATACCAAGTGTGGTAACACCGACAACCTCCATAGAAGAGGCATTAGAAATATATCCGTTCTCTAGATTAGTGGTAACACCAGATCTAGTTGCATAAGCAACGTTTAGAGATGCTTTAGGATCAACAAAAATAGGAGCTCCTGACCCCTGACCAAGGATAACAAAACCTGATGTTACAGGACCGAAGAATGCGGTCTGGTCAATACCACTCTGATAAGGAATTCTACCAGCAGAACCACCAAATAGGTTGGTAGAAATACCAGCACTATCAGCGTAAGATACGTTAATGGCAGCCAGAGAGGTCCAAATAGGTGACCCTGTTCCGGTTGATTGAAGAATTTCTCCGTTATTACCTACAGCGGTAAAACCTGTATCGTTGTTAGCAACCTGATACAGTACAGCACCAGCAGAACCACCCTTAACATCAGTTGCGAGACCGGCATTTGTAGAGTAACCGGCAACTGAAACCCCGTTTGCAGAGATTTGAACCCTTCCCTGACCAGAGATAGGATTGATTTGAATACCAGGACCAGGGAAAATTGATGTAACAACACCAGAAAGATTTACCCCGTCCCCATAATAAGTGGCACCAGTGACGATACCAGCAGTTGTGATACCGGTTAAAGTGGCTTGAAATATATTGGCACTTCGTTGTACGGTAAGGTCTTTGGTAGTGACCGCCACACCAACAAGGATACTGTTGGTAACTCCTATTCCGAGTGCGGTTGCTATTCCTGTTACTGTAAAATTACCGGCTACAGTTGAGGGACCTACAATAATAGGGCCTGTATTGTTAAACCTATTGGCAATCTTGTCGGCCCTAAGTAATGACATTACCTATAATGCTTCTTCCGTTAGTTATATTTATAATATGGTGGTGGGATAAATATTCTCAGATAATTAGTATTTAACCCATGAAGGACGGTGAATTTTGTCCCCTTATTGCAAAAAAGTGTGTTGGTCATAAATGTGCTTGGTATACACAAGTTAGAGGTGTTAATCCAAACACTGGTCAAGAGATAGATGATTGGAAATGTGCTGTGTCTTGGATGCCAATGATGGCTGTAGAGATTGCTCAGAAGTCAAATCAAACTGGTGCTGCTGTAGAAAGTTTTAGAAACGAAGTAGTAGAAGCAAATCATAGAAATCAACAATTATATATTGCTGGATTAGAGACTGGAGTGATAGGTGGTCAAAAGCTAGCCCCTCTAGATTTACCTATCGATACATTACCTCCTACGGAGCATTCTTAGACGCGATAATAACATCAATATATTGAACATCAAAGTCCATTGCCGCTCCCGATGAACCGGCAGATGCAACTGATAGCGAATGAGTGTGACCAGCACCATTTTGGTTAATGCTTACACTATGGAGGTGACCCGTACCATTTGGGCTAATACTGAGTGAGTGAGAATGACTTCCGTCACTGTTGATTGAAATTCCAGTACCCCGGTTGTCGGTGTTACGACCCTGGTCGTTACGTGAGGCAGCATTGGATCCTCTATCTCCATATTCTACATCTCCCGTTTTGGCATAGTAACTATGGGAGTGGCCAGGATCACGGATGCCATGGCCATGAAAGCCATTAACGTTAGCACCTCCACCATGACTATGTGACTGATTATTTCCATTAGCATTAGCACCATGGCTATGATTTCCAGTATTGGCTCCAGATGTTGCAGGATGATCGTGCAAAGGAACTGGAACAACTCTATTAGAACCAAATGTCGATGTAAATGAGTTAGAACCACCACTTAAACCACCAGTACCACTTACAACCCTAAGGGCTTTATTGTTTTGACTTGTTATTTTAGTCCAACCAGTAGGAGCACTACCCTGATAGAACAACATTCTTGTTCCTGTTGGAATGATGTTGATTGTACCTTGATAAAGTCTTCTAAACGCATCCGCACTTGGTGGTTGAACGGTAGAATTGGAAACAGGTGGATACGTATTAATAGGTATAACCGCACCCTGAACACTATTTGTGGCTGCAGGTAGTCTTGCAGGATTTACAGTACCTGAAGTTAGATTTGACGCAATAGCAGCAAACGCCTTTAGATCACTTACTGCCTTGGAAGTTGCTGCTGTAGTTTGAGAACTACTTGTGATACTATTACTGAGTATCACCGCACCCTGAACACTAAGTGTTGCTGCCGGTAGTCTAGCTGGATTTACAGTACCATTACTCAAATTACTTGCATTGTTTGCATGTATCTTAAGGTCACCTACAGCCTTTTCAGATGCAGCTATGGTTTGAGAAGTACCGTTAATTGCATTGCTAAGTTGAACAATACCTTGAACTGATGTAGAAGATTTAATTAGTCTATTATTATTAACAGTTCCTTGTGACAGATTTGTCGCATTCAGGTTTGTGATGTTATCACCAGCACCAGCAATATTGGTAGCAGTAAAA